CACCTGCACACCGACACTAGTCATTACGTTTCATCGAGAAGCCAATCATTCGGCTGGTGAGATGCACGACTGGTACATGATTCACGATCCGATCCAACCAAAATTCGCAATGGCGGTATGTGGTCAGCTGGTCTCGGCTGATTATTACGACTGGAATGAGGAGGTTTAATCATGAGCACGTACTCAATCAACTTAGAAACCGCATCATGGAATGCGACCGTCGGGATTATGGACCTCGACAAAACCTTTATCGGCACGGCTGATTACATGGGTGTCGCTTATTTCTGGTCGCACGAGTTCAAGCACTGGCTCAGAAACTGCACAGTGGTCGAGCGACGACGGGTGCATTCAGCTTGGCTAAGGAACGATCTCAGCTTTGACGCTGGCATTGATCCAGCTATCGATTGCGCTCCGCACTGGGAAATCGTGAAGCGCGTTTGCAAATCAATCAGAAGGGATATGGAATCATGAGATTAAACGGGTTGCAGTACTCAGACCGTGCATGTGTTGCGCGCCTGATAGTGGAAATCTTGGCACCGCAAGAGCTGAAGCGCTTTGCCATCACGATCAACGACGGCGAGGAAGATGTCATCGTTAACTCCCAAAACATGCTCTCTGTTCTGGATGCTATGGGCGCAACCGATGAGGACTATGTCACGGTCAATGAGCAGTACAGCGACGGTGAGTGGCACACGATCGGAACCTTCAACCTGATATACAGCAACGGATCAGAAAACGATCCAATGGTGTGCATTTCAAACTTCTTCAGTAGCTCAGAAACCCTGCCAATCATGGAAGGAATTTACGGGCGCGTGGAAGCTTTTTTTGAAAGAGAGGTGGCGTGATGAAGCTACCAAAAGAGGAGCTGATCAGAATCATCCGCGAAAATGCCGACAGACTTTGTGTCTTTTATGTAACGGATCAAGGTACTCACTTGGAGTCCTTGGACCTGAGCAACCCTGCGTCGTTCAACGGCAATTCCATACAGCTCAACTGTGAAACAACCTCGGAGGTGACGTGAAATGCTGAGCGCTGTTTACCGGTACACCATCACCGACAGAGCTATTGATCTGTTGAACGGGGGCTACCTAGAGCACGAGGTGGTCTCAAATTTAGCTATCGAGTTTGAGATGGACGAATTCCAAATCGAAGACTTACCAAAGCTAGTGCGAAACATAAACCTAAAGAGGGAACGATCCAATGCATCACGAACTGCCTAGCCATGTGCTAGAAACCATCATCTCACCCACGGGGAGCTACAAGGCAGTAAAGCCCCACTACCAAGTAACTATGGCGGTAGAGCTGCTGAAGCGCAGAAAAGTTATGGCGGCGCTTGAGATCAAGATTGGCGAGCTGGTCATCGACAAAGCTGAGCTGATCGCCCTCAAGACAATGCTAGCCGGTGAGCTTAATTCCAACTGATGAGATCAGGTAGTCACTGATCGAAACGCACTTCGGTGCGTCTTGGAAAACTAATGTCAGGAGACAACAGTTGAGACTTAAAAAGCACCAAATGAAAGAGGCAGTAAAAATGCGAGAGGACGGGAAGAGCGTGGATCAAATTGCATATCACTTTTCGGTGCATTACGACACGATGAGGCGATACTTTCGCCATTACGAAATGTACGGGGAGTCTCTTTGGAGTCCGTACCCAGTAGAGAGGATCGAAGAATGACCATGTGGAAATGTTCTAACTGCGAATTCTTCGGCGACTACGATGAGCTTCGCGTTGAGAAAGAGATTGATCGAGAACCCTATGGCGATGGATACGTTGATCGCGAAACTTACTTTCTTTATTGCCCCGACTGCGGCAGTGAAGATTTAACCGAATACGCGGAGGTCCGGTAATGGACAGCTTAGAAATGGCAGTGGTGAACATAATTACAATTGGCGGAGGCATAGCCTTCATGTCCTTAATATTTGTCGCGGCTTGCGGTGCCTACTTGCATGTGGAAGATAGGCAGAAAGCGTTCAAACAGAGACAAAAGGATAATCTCCGTGACAGCAAACGAGGAATTTAAAAAGCTAATGAGCGAGCATGGACTGACACAAGCGGAAGTATCTAAGATGCTTCAGATCCCGCTAGGCACTGTCAAGAACTACACTCGAATAACCAATAGAAGCAAGCTTCCGCCGGTGGTCCTCATAGCTCTACGTTTGAGTATCGCCGCAAGAGATCAAGCGGAATAAGAAAGACCCACTTTGGATGCCGGTCTGACGGACCATGAATTCGGACCGGCTCCATACCCTCACTCAGGATACACTCAAGTATCCCCCGCCTTGTGTACCACCCCTCCCCATTACCAGAATCAATGACCCAGTAGTCAGCAATAGATACGCTAAATGCCGACGGCTTGTTGTGGTAGTACTCAATCACAATGTTGCCGGTCTTCTGGCTCATCGGGTCATACTTCACCTCAACAGTTTTACCCAGCTCAGGAATCTCTATGTCGAACTGGGGGTGCAGTCCCTCCGCACGCCTTGCATTGGGAAACACCATACGCAATCGCCGAAGGAGGTCATCCTCGACAGCTACGCCACGCTCAAGATCTTTTTTGAACGACACTACGATCCTTCTTCCATAACAGCTTGACGCCTATCATCACTATGTCTTTGGTGTGACTGGGTGTTGCGTCGTCGGGGATACTATCGATCGCCTCCTTCCTTTCCTCCTTACTAGGCAGGTCTAGTATGTTACTGGGCAAGTAGTAAGGCAGAGTTGACTTGGCTAGATCATGGAAGTCTGGATGCAGGTTGCTCTCTATGTACTCGAGGCACTGGGGGTAGTATATTTTTTTCGCCGCCATTTTAATTTTGGCGTTAAAGTCTGCCGGTTTCATCTGGCACCTCTAGAGTCTCTCGCATGAGCAATATCCCTGTATCCCAATCGACGGTGATCGTCTCTTCAGACTTCATTGAGTAATCGCTCATGATGTGGAGTGGGAACACCATCCGTATCGGCTGGCGATCATACTTGTAGATCAGCACCGGAACGTGGGTATCACCGGCAGATGTCTTGGCTTGAGCCCACCACTCCGGCTTGTACCAGTGACCGTTTGCATATCGCTTCGCTTCGATCATGAGGTTGTGAAACTCGATATCAGCCTTTCCGACAGTCTGATACTGATCGAGATTACGTTTGAGGTGTGAGGCACAGTCTCCGAACTCATCATGAAATTTCTTGATAAGCTCCCGCTCAAAAGCGTGACCCTTTGCCCTGCCGTTTATCAACTTTCTGCCTCAATCAGCCACTCCAGATACACTTTGGCTTTCTCTAGGCTTTGAATCTTGCCGTTATGATGATTCTCATACCGCCAAACATATTTCTGTACGTTGCCTTTGAGATAGCCTTTCCATTGCTCACCACTCATGGAGGCTTCAATCGCCGTAATACACTCGACCGCCCCGTCTGACTTTTTGTAGTGCCTTGGCTGTCGGACCGCGTCCCATTCCTGAGGTGTTGCGTCGTTAATACTCATCTTTCATCTCCATAACTTTTTGTTGAGTCCATTCAAGCAGTGACTTTTGTGATCCGTAACGATCCTCAAACCTCTTCTTGAATGGGTGTCGGCTTGTATAACTGGCGTTGTCTTCACCGCTTCGGTGATGCTTGTAACAGAGCGGGATCGAGTTGAGGTGCGCCCCCTCTTTTGTTTTGCCGTCGATGTGATGCACCTCCGCTGGAGTGGTGACATTGAACTGCCGATGACACACGCAACAACCAAGCTGCGTAATCCGATCCATCCACTGCTTGTCAGCAGCATTAGCACCACGACCCTTCACGTTCCGTAAACTCTCCGCTCTGCGCGCTCACTTGCCAGCATCGATTGCCAGATCTTGAACTCGACTTCTGCCGCAAGCATTTCTGATTTTGCCGCGGCTAGCATGCCCTTCGATCTCCCTCGAGCGAGGCGAGCCTCAAAGACCTTTTCATCTAGATCAGAAGCCCTGAGCTGTGATGCATTGGTTTTGGCTCCGTTCGCTTCAGCGAAAACCATCACCTGAGCAACGATCTTTTTTTCTAAAGCGTCCGCCTTAGCAAGCTCCGCTTCCGCCTGACCGACAGTGATGCCTGCCTCTCTGATTTTTGCTGCAAAATTTTCCTGATCCATTAGCCTTCCTTCGAGTAATTGATGTAATACCTAGTCTTCGCGTTCTTTCTGTCCCTGTACTGACAAGTTCTGCTGTCAAACTCGAAGCCAACCTTGCCCTCGTACATCCCGTTTCGGTTTTTCAAGACCTCGAGATACATGTCCCACTGTTTCGTGTATTGCTCATCCGGCTCCTCGCCCAGCATGTCTGCCTGCTCAATTTGCTCAGACTTGCGCTTGTTCTTCCAAACGCTAATGAAGCCGTCAGCAAGGTCCGTGATAGAGCCTGATCCCTTGACGTCATATTTGTTCGGCGCGGCATACTCGGACTCACCCTTCCTGACGTGTGTCACGATAAAAATTGTCACGGGGAATGCGAGCTTGAAGTTAACGAGCTTTTCTATGAATCTCTGCTGCCCCTCAAAGTCATCCTGACGAACCATATT